ATGGATGAGCTAGAACGGAGAGCCAGAAACGAAGGAGGCCAAGATGAGACTGAATTGGACTTACCACCAGAGTATTGCCATTACCGAGATGAAGGCTGCGAATTTTCTGAGTCCTGCCTTAACTGCCCGCTGCCAAAGTGCATCTATGACCAGCCCAGAGGCAGGCAATACTTGTTAAAGAGCCAGCGAGACAGCGAGATGGCAAGGCTATTCGATAACGAGAGTACAGGGACAAAGGAGCTGGCACTAATGTTTGGTGTCAGTGAGCGGACAGTACAAAGAGCATTAAAGAGGATGAGAAATGAATGAAAACTCTATCATTATGCAGTTAGCACGTCATGATATTGGTCGAATCAGGGGTTACAGGGAACTTCTTGATTTCTATCACGGGCAGCACTGGGAAGGCAGAGAAAGGCGCGCCGAGAAGCGGTTGACCTTTAACTATGCCAAGGTGTTCATAGACAAGGTTACGTCATATTTAATGTCCGGCATAAATTTTGCCGCTGATGCAATGGAAGATTCTGACGAGGCCAGAGACAGAGCCAAGAAAGCAGAGTCAGTCCTACATCAGGTATATGAGGAGAACAATCTGGAGCAGCTTGACCTTGAGACGGAGATTGATTGTGCTATCCTCGGTGATGCCTGCTACAAGGTTATCTGGGACGCTGAAGCAAAGCGAATTGTGATTACCGCCCCCGATATTCAGGGCATCTACGCCTGGTGGCTGGGAGATAACACGTCACGGGTATGGAAAGTAGCCTCTAAATACAGCCTGTCAGCTGAGGAAACCGAGTTTCTCTACCGGGTAACGCCCAAGGGTAAGACGACAACTGTCGTTGAGCTATGGACAGATGGAGAATTCGAGCTTTATCTGGATAATGTCTTAATTGAAAGTAAGCCTAATCCTTACGGGTTTATTCCGTTTGTTATATATCCCAACCTGAGAGAGCCCAAGAAATTCTGGGGTATATCTGATTTATCCCAGATAATGGAGTCGCAGCGGGAGCTTAACCGGGCAATATCGCAGTTATCAAGGATATTAGAGTTATCCGGCAACCCCATCGCCGTACTGGAGAATGTGGAGGAGTCTGAAGATATTGCCGTTAAGCCGGGGGCGGTGTGGACTGTGCCCGAGGATGCTAAAGCGTATCTGCTTGACCTGCTACAGGGTGGCGGCGTCAGCCTGCACATAGATTATATTAATCTACTGTATAGAACCCTGCATGACATAGCGGAATCTCCCAGAGCTGCTTTTGGCGGTACAGAGAGGGATTTATCCGGAGTGGCTCTGGAGATTGAACTTCACCCGCTACTACAAAAGGTAAGGCGGAAGAGAATTATCAGAACTGCCGCCTACAACCGAAGGAACGAAATGATACTTAAGCTTACGGAGAAGTACCGAAGTGAGAATTTTGGTAATAATCACCTGCGAACGGTGTGGAGCCCAATACTACCCCAAGATATGACAAGGTTGATTTCTAATGAACAGATGCTAGTCCAGACCGGCATTCATTCAAGGCATACCGCTATGGATGGCATCGGCATTAAGGACCCGGAATATGAGTTCAAGCACTGGCTTGAGGAGAGGGAGACAATTCTGAGAATGAATAAGGAGCTTGGTGCCAGGTCAACAAAAGGCGGAGCGAGAGGAGAGAGCCTCAGCCATGGAGACTGAAGGCACGAAGAGTATTAATAAGGAGGACTGAAATTGGGTAATGATAATGAGCACGAACCAAGTCCCAATGGAGAGGAGTTAGAGCAGGCCAGAGCCAGGGTTGCTGAGCTTGAGGGGCTGATAATCGAAAAGGATGAGGAACTTAAGTCAACCAATACCCGTGTTTTTGAGCTTGAACAGGCTATGGCTGACTCGGACAGGAGGTTTACCGAGGTCAGGGATACCCTATCTCAGGCAGTAGCCAGCTACAAAGCGCTGGTGGTTAGAGCCAACCCAGCAGTGCCAGCGGAACTGATAGACGGTGATAGCACGAAGGCAATTGATAAGTCTCTGTGGGATGCCAAAGGTCTTATTAATAAGGTAAGGGAGGGGCTGGAAACTGAAATCGCTTCAACCAGAGTCCCGGCGGGAGCACCCCAAAGGACACCTCCAGACCTGTCAGCGCTATCCCCAAGGGAAAAAATTCAATACGCAATAGGAGGTAAACAATAATGGCGTTAACGTTAGCTGAGGCATCTAAACTGTCAAATGATATGCTGCTTCAAGGAGTGGTGGAGACCATAGTCAGGGACTCACCAGTTCTGCAACAGCTTCCTTTCATTGAGATTGTGGGTAACGGATTAACCTACAACCAGGAGAAGACCCTGCCCAGCATTGATTTTTACGATGTCGGTGATACCTGGGTTGAGTCCACCCCGACATTTGAGCAGCTAACCGCGAATTTGAAAATCATGGGCGGTGATGCTGACGTCGATAACTTCCTCAAGTCAAATCGAAGCAATGTTCAAGACCTTGAGGCAGCCGTTGTTGAGATGAAAGCCAAGGCACTCAAGGATAAGTTTGAGGAGATTTTTATCTATGGTGATGCCACCACCAATCCCAAACAGTTCGACGGCTTGAGAAAGCTCGTTGATACCGAGTCGGCGAGTGACCAGCTGATAGCCATGGGTGAAACCGGAGCTACACTTACCCTATCCAAACTGGACGAGCTTATTGATGCAGTAAAGGGCGGTAAGCCTAACATGTTACTTATGAGCCGGCGCTCGCGAAGGAAGATTAACGCCCTGGTCAGGGCTGCCGGAGGCATGATGGACACTGACCGGGATAGCTGGGGTAACTTCATCCAGTTCTGGGATGGTGTGCCTATCGGCGTGAGTGACTGGATTCTGGATACCCACACTGTAGCTTCAAGCTTAGAGACCGGGACCACCGGCGGCACCTGCTCCACCATTTACGCTGTTCAGGTTGGTGAAGGGGCACTCTGCGGCTTAACCAGTCCCGGGCACCTGACCATCGAGCCTATTGGCTCCCTGGAGACCAAGGATGCCAGCAGAACCAGAATAAAGTGGTATACATCTCTGGCTCTGTTCAGCTCAATCAAGGCAGCCGCTCTAATCGGTGTTAAAGACTAAGCAAAACCTGGTGTGAAGGAGGCATAAAATGGCATTTTCCGACCCGGGAACGGGAAGAATTATTGAGCAGGGCGAGGGGGTAGTGAAGATAACCTTAGCCGAAGCCTGTAAAGCGGGCGATATCCTGGGCTACAGCTCCGGCTGGAAGAGAGCACTGGCCACCGTGGGTACGGCTATTCAAGGAAGGCTGGTAGCTGGAGAGGATGGCGCTAATGGTGATGCTATCACTGCTTACCGAAGGGCCGTGGTTAGTGGTTATTCCGACGGGACGACAGGTAACGCAGTTTACGCTGCTGAAGGGACAGATTACGGTAAGATTACCGAAACCAAGCCAACTACTTCCGGGGACTGTGATACCGTCACCGGCTACATGGTTTCAGCTACGGTAGCTGCCCTGGAACCCGGCTCAAGGGCTGATTCAACAGCCACGTAAGAATAAGTATGAGGGGGAGGGGGAACTCCCTCCCCCAATGGGAGGTAAAGTTATGACACTTGCAGTAATAGAGCACACCGAGTATCCGTTTGCCAAAGGCGACTTAACCTCAGACGGTATTCAATGGTCTACCGAAAAGGACACCACCACGGGCGGGGTTGATGTTGAAGTAGAAAGCGTTACCATTAAGCCGCCGGCACTGGGGGCAATGATTGAGGTTGAGTTTGGCTTAACGGCTGCTTTCAGAGCCGTTTCATCAGCCACGGCTGACCTTACCTATAAATGGCAAGCGAGAAATAAGGGCGGCACCTGGGTTGACCTTCAAAGCGCCGTTACCAAGACTGATATAGGAACGACCTATGTTGAGGAAGCCCGCAGTGGTCGCTTCGAAACGGTGGATAATTTTGATTCTCTGCCTTTTGAGGTGAGGTTGATAATCCAGTGTAACGAGGCTAACGAGGGGCGAGCCAAGATTAAGAACTCAAGCTACGTCAAAGTAAAATATGCTGCTTCGTGAGGTGAGTAATGAGAACCCTGCTTGATAAAGAGGAACTAATCTTTAATCCACCGGAGCTGGGCTGCGTCCTCTTCCTGTCTGGACTCCCTGGGGGTGATAATAAAATCTACGACAGAAGCCCTTATGGTAATCACGGCACAATAACAGGAGCAGTTTGGAAGAGGACACCTGGCGGTCTCTGGGCTTTAAGCTTTGACGGCACGGATGACCTTGTGTCTATACCACACGCTTCTTCAATAGATTTTGCGGATGAGGACTTTACTATTCTACTTTGGACTAAAATTGATGAGACCGATATAACTACTGAAGATAGATTAGTTTATAAGGGCCTAACTGGTGGTGCCGATAAAAGATATGAAGTAAGTGTTAATGGGGCTGGGGATAGTCTTGATTTCCATATTGACGATGCTACAACAAAAAGTACCGCCACTTACAGTGATTTAACAAACTGGGCAAACGCAACCTGGCACTTGATGGGTTTCAGACGAGACACAGTCAACAACACGCTAAAAATTTATAAGGACGGGGCAGAGGCAGCCAGTGGAACTGATAATAGTGGTAGCATAGCTAACACTAATGACCTTGTCCTTTTCTGTCGCTATGATGCGGTAGCTGGTTATTGGCTCAAGGGGTATGGTGCCCTTCCTAGAATCTATAATCGGGCTTTAAGTGCTTTAGAAATCCAGAACCGATTTAACCGAGAAAAACATCTATTTGGAGTGTGGTAGATATGAAATATAGAGTAAGACTAGACTTAAGCTTTGATGCTGAAACAGATGCCCAGGCGTTAATGGACAATGCCAAGGGACTAAGTAGTAAAGCCATCAGCATCAATGAGGGCAGGGATGACGAGGAAATTTCCTTTTGTGACATGGAAATATGCCGGCATGATGAGGGTTTGCCCTGCACAAAATTGGATAGGGTTGAGATCAGAAAGCTAGAGGTGTAGAAGATGACTCTTAGCGAGATGAGAACCATAGTCAGGCGTGATTTACACGACGAGGATTCTAATAACTACCGATGGTCAAACGATGAGCTAGACAGGCATATTGCCCACGCAGTTAAGGAGTTCTCCGAGGCTGTCCCCTACGAGCAGAAGGCAACCAAAGCGACTACCGCAGACTCCATGGAGATTGACATATCCAGCCTGTCAGACAGGGTTATGATCGAAGCCGTAGAGTATCCGGTGGACAAATTTCCCAAGAGATACCAGAGATTTTCCCTGTGGGGAGACGCTTTAACTCTGCTAGGGGATGAGGTCCCCGATGGCTCTAACTGCTATATTTACTACGGCAAACTCCATACCCTCAGTGCTGAAAGCTCTACTATCCCCTCCCAGTACGAAGACCTGATTGCTACCGGGGCGGAAGGCTACGCTACCATCGAATGGGCTACCTATTCCATAAACCGGGTCAATATCGGCAGTGACACCACACCCCGAGAGTTTCTCAACTGGAGTAAGGAAAGGCTAAAGTATTTCCGGCGCGAGCTGAACCGCCTGGGGAGACGAAATCGGGTCAGAACCAGGCAGCTATACCCGCCCTATTATCCACCGGCGTCCAAAGCTACCGATTACGGACCATAAAGGAGGTCACCATTGAAAGCTAAAGATAGCCTAACCAAGACTAAAGAGGGTCTACCCAAAGAAGCGTTTGCCATTGTCAGTGATGCAGCAGATCCCGATACGTGGAAACTCCCCCACCATAAGAGGAGTATCTTTCGGGCATTAAAAGGGAAGCTTGATATAGAGAAGACGGTTGACTGGGACAGTATGCCCGCTGTAGTAGCCACTCTGTCCCGTAGCAGGCACCACGAGCAGAGGGTTGACGCCGGTCCTGAGGAAATACTGAAGGCAGCCAAACACTTGGCCTCTCACTACCAGAAGACAGATAAGAGCCTGCCTGATATTTTAGCCGCATTGGTACAGTAACATGAGACAACTCAGTTCGACTTTGCTTAGCACACAGAAAGAAGCCAGCCGTACCCCCCATGTCAAGGTGGAAGCTTTGAATAAAATCGCCGGGGTGGTCAGACTAGACTGGACAAGGCTATATACCGGCTCGGAGGACGATTACTCTCACGCGGTGACTATGCCCGGCGATGGCTCCCTCATCAGGGTCAGGATAACCCCACCAACCGACTCAAGAAAGCTTTACCGCCAGAGGGTGGCTAACCCCGACCCGCAATCTGATTTCAGCCAGTGGGCCTACACCAGCCAGTATAATGCGGTTGTTGTTGCCACTGCCTCTCTGGGAGCTGAGGTAAGTATATTCTGGATAAAGTCAGACACCAAGATTTACCAGTTAAAGAGCACTGATTACGGAGCTACATGGGGAAGTCCCGAGCTGCTGGGCTATAGCCCAACTACCGCTATAAACGGCATAGCTGCCAGCTACAAGGCAAACGGTGATATTGCCCTGTTCTTTGCTGACCAAGCGACCCTGTATGTGATGAAACGCTTAAGCGGTAACTGGGGTGATAGCGCCGCCTGGGATAAGTCAACCGATGATTTATCCGGCATCGCCAGTCACTATAATAGTGACTGGAACCTCATTGTTACGGGCAAAGATAGTGATGGCAACTATAAGCTGTGGAGCCTGATATGCGGGGATGGCGGTGAGGTGACTGCCGGTAACTGGTCAGAGCTAAAAGAAATCGCCTCCGCCCCCGCCGACGGCAGCTTTGAGTACCACCGACCGTTTATGGACAAACCGGACACCTGTCGTTTTTTCTTTATCGAGAAATTTACCGGTACGGAAGCCTATAACCGCCCTTTCTGGTCGCACTCAATTCCCGATAGCAGCTTCCTAGATAACCACTGGCGTGAGCCAGTACCGTTTAATCTATCAAGTGAGTATGGCATGGCTATCGCTCACTATAGTGATTACTGCTGGCTATCCACCCCTGACGGTGTATGGCGAGCCAAGCTAACACCGGAGAGTATTGATTTGACAGCAGACATAGTGTGGTTAAGGGAGGAAATAACGCCAAACCAGGGTAATTTAACAGTGGCACTGGGAAATGATGAGGGGCAATATGCTTCACCGGGGCAAGGCGATTTAGCCCCGCTTGACATCGGCTGCCAGCTAGAGTTCAGTCCCGGCTATGTTACCTCCGAGGGAAATGAATCCAGTTCCGGGCAAACCTTTGCCCTTAATGGTTACGAACACAGCAGCTCAGGCGGTAAAGCCAGCCTGATTCTCCATGCATCTGACGCCTGGAGCCTGATTAAAAATTGGAGAGCCAGACACCAGTTCCGCTGGAATAAGGAAAGCGATGAGATGTGTGTTAAGGATATTCTGGCTTTTATTCTGGCAAGAGCCGGAGTGAAGCTAGAGGTAAAATCACAGTCATCGGTTATAACCGGCTATTACCCTGATTTCACCATTCATCCCAATAACCGCAGCGAGACGATTATCACCAAACTGCTTTCCTTCGTGCCGGATGTGCTGCTTATTGAGGGAAACAAAGCTTATATTGTAAATCCCGTGTCTTCAGATAGCTCTGGCTATAGCTATGGCACGGCACATCCGCTTTTAGAGGGCAGGTATAGAAAGGAAGCCCGGGAGCTTAACCGGGTGCAGGTGGAAGGATACGATACCGGAAGCGAAGAGCCAATTGTCGTTGATAGTTGTGCCTGGGACGAGATAGACAGGGTCTATGACAGGCTAATGCAGCTTGAGGACGGGAATATAGATAGTGTTGCTAAGGCGGGGCAGAGAGGGGAAGCCTATTTAAGAGAGGCGGAAATAGAATCGGCTAACGGCGCTATCAAGATCCCGGTTAATTGCGGGCATCAGTTATATGACGTCATTGATATAACTGATTCCAGAGCCGGGCTGAGCGCCGAGAAGAAGCGCGTGCTCGGACTAACCCTGGTTTACAATCCCCACCGCGGAGAATATGAGCAGCGATTATCACTGGGTGCAGTATAGTAAAAGGAAGGAGCCGTACAAATGAGCGTGAGGAAAGCAGTGCTAAAGAGCTTCAATTCCGGTAATTATACCGCCACGGTGCAGATTAGCGGCAGTTATAAGGCTTATCTGGGGGGTATTCCGGTAGCCCGAAACCTGCCAGCGGGAGAGATGGCTCTGGGGAGAAAGGTGGCAGTTATATTTTTTGATGAGCATAACCCAAAGGAAGCGGTGGTGATAGCGGTCTACATCTGA